AAAATCCGTCGACTGTCAGCAGCCCTTGATATGTAAGCACCAATATCTTGGGTTACAGATGTAGATCTACCCAAGAGCGCCATCGTTCTATCCGCAAGCACCACGCTCGGCACCTCAGCCTGCGCAAACAAAGTCCCCTCACTCGCATTAAACCAAGGCGACAACGTATTCACACTCGCCACATCTGCCGCACGGGTCAGGGCTGTGGTGGTGGTGGGGATGTAGCTGGTGGGGAAGGCGCCGGCTTCGAGTTGGGCTCCCCAGATGTAAACGCCACTGGTGCCGTCGCCTGCGTAACTCTGGGAGCCGCCTGACCCGCCAGTAATACCGCTTATCGTATCGTTAAGAGATATTTGCGACCTCATTGTGGTGGCGGTCCCAATGGTTACGGTAAATGCAAACCGATACCAGCCGTTACCGCAAGAGGTTACTGGATGCGTTGTAACAGCTCCCCACCCATCTGCGGTGGCATTTGAGCTTGTGTTGGTGTATTCGATTACGCCAGTGTTTGGGTTGCATGTAATATATGCATACCCATTGGTAAGCGCAAAATCCCACAGCGCTAATCTCACATACCGTTGAGCACTACCCGGCAGGGCTTTGATAAACAATGAAAATGTATACCCAGTAGAGGGAGACAGCGTTAAACTTTGGTATGCTTTTCTAATGCCTGTTGTGTTGTCTTCTACTATACTATTTCCAGTATTTGCTCCAGTCGGCGCTGTTGTAGCCGTTGCTGAAAACGTAGCAGTAGTTGATAAGTTTGTCCATGAAGTAAGATCCTCAGAATACGTCTGAATATTCGTCCTCTGCTCCTCAATCAACAGCCCCTGCGCAGCCAGCGTGGCGGGGTTGTAGTCGAAGCGTGGGACATCGTTTGCTGCGCTCTGGAGCACCCCTGCGCTGTCAAAATACGTTGCGGTACTGGCGCGGGTGAAGGTGATGATGTCGCTGAATGGTTTTGAAACGAGAGGCATGGGTTACTCCGATCCGTAGGATTGGTTCACGAAGTCCAGGTTCAGCGACGGGTCGAATTTGTCGTACTCGAACTCGTAGTAGACGTTCTGGTCGAAGATCAGATCCAGCGTCGGGCCGAGCGAAACCACCGGACCAATAGGGCTGAGCTCGCCGGCAACACCCGCCCCTCGAATCCCGACGCCGATCATTACGCCCCCGGAGTGATGTACGCCGTGCCAGCCGCACCACTGGTGCGCAGCGCGATCTTGTTGCCCTGTGCCACGTTCAGACGGTAGGTCACGTTGGCCAACAGGTAGATGTCGGTGCCGTCATTGGTGGCGCTCGGGTTGCTGCCCTGGCGCACAAACCCAGGCGTCGACAACGTCACCAGCGCGTAGCTGGAGTTGATGGCAGCGCTCTGCGCGCTGGTGCCGCTGATCGACAGGGCTTGCGACCGGCCCCCGTCATCGACAACGATACTGACTTCTCTGGCTTCCATGGTCGGTGCCTTTTGTGAACAGGGCCGCGCAAGGCGGCCCTGAGATCAACGGATCTGCTGGCTCAGACCAGCTCGTCGAGCGGGCCCTTGGTGCTCTCCCGGGCCACCTGCGACAGTGCCACGCTCTCTCGCCTGCGCGAGGTGCGGGGCGCTGCCGCAGGTGCCGCGACCGGCTCTGAGGCCGGGACAGCCCAGGCGGCCTTGTAGCCGTCAGGTACGTCGACGAGATCGCCGACTCGCACGCGACGGCCGTCATAGAAGGCCATCTGGATCGCCCGGACCATCATCGCTCAGGCCCTCCGATCAGAGCTGGAACGGAGCGTCGTAGGCCTTCCAGGCAGCCGGCGACGTCGTCAGGAACGCGTCGATTGCGCCCGCACTGATGGCGGTCGTGCCGGTAACCTGCTGGATGCCCAGGTAGCGCTCGTAGGTCACGCCTTCGATCGGCAGCGCGAACACGCCCAGCACCGTGCCAGCCTTGAGCGCACCGGTGTCGGTGGTCGTGCTCGTGGCAAAGGCCCGGGTCTGCATGTGGATCGACTGCGTGCCGTTGGTGGCCAGCGTGCCCGAGTCGTCCGATGCGAGCTGGAACTGAATCGTCCCGCTCGAGCTCGCCACCTTGATGCCAGTGGCCACCTGCAGCACCAGGTAGAGCTGGTCGCCCGGCTGGCCGATGCCGCGGCCGGCCAGGCCGAGGTCGATCTGGTCGCCCAGGTTGTAGGTGGCGGCGGCGCCGGTGTTGAGTGCCTGCGCGTCGCAGAACTCGGTACGTTCGTCGAGGATCATGGTGAGGATTCCTTTCAGGTCAGAGCTGCGGTCGATCAGGACACGACGGCTTCGTTGTTCAAGATCGCGTCGGTGCGCATGACCGGGATCTCGTCGAAGGTCATGACGCGCTTGCCCGCGACGGTCTCGAACGTCAGGTTCGAGGCGACTTTTTCCAGGATGCCCAGACGCAGCTTTTCGCGGATGTTGCGGTTGCAGTAGAACGCGGCCCGGCCAGCACCGAAGCTCGGAATGCGCTCGGCGGCCTGGATCATCCACTCGACCAGCTTCTTGGTGTTGCTGACCGTGGTCAGGTCCGACACGTCGATGTTGGCGATGCGCACGATGTAGCGCCAGTCGCGCACCGTGAGACCGCAGTCCCAGCGGTAGTGCGAGCGGTACATCTGCGCGCGGCCCGAAGCGCCGTCCACGTTCTCGACCGTCACCTCGCCGAGGTCGCGCATCTGCACGCCACCGGTCGAGCCTTTCGGGTAGATCCCGTGGCAGGTGTTGGGACCCCACACCACCAGCCAGATCGAGGTGTTGTCGGTGCTCGCGCCGGCCGCGTTGACGATGTTGTCGCCGTTCTGCGCCGACAGCGAGTTGAACCGCGGGGCGAAGCCGGTAAAGGCCTCGGGCTCGGTCGTCTCGTTGCCGTAGAACAGGGTGCTGGCCATCTCCTGGCTCATCGCCTCGATGAAGGCCTTGTCCTCGCTCAGACGGAACGCAGCGGCGTTGCCGTTGAGATCAGCCAGGGCCTTGTCCACCTCGGCGTAGGCTTCGAGCATGCCGCACGAGTCGGTGACCTGCGCGGTCGTCGACTTTGTCGGCTGCACGCCGCCGTAGAGCTTGCGCCAGGTCACGCCCGGCAGGCCGGTGCGCACCGTGGTCTTGTGGCCGGTCGGCAGGTTGCCTTCCATGAACGTCATGTCGTTCAGGATGGGGTTGGTCGCGGCGAGCATCTCGACGATCTTGTCGACGTTCATGCTCGGATCGAGTCGCGACGCGACGTCGATCAGGGTCGGGTTGTTGACAGAGAGGGTTGCCATTTTTCAGGTCCTTCAACGGTTCATTGACGGGAACAGACTCTTGGCGAGGTCGCTTTCGGTGGCGGGGCCCTTGGGCATCCCGCGAACGAAACCGTCCTCGCTGATCGCTTTGCCGGCCTTGTAGAACGCCTTGACGACCTCGGGGTGGTTGCCCAGCCCGGTCGTGTTCAGCAGCTCTTTCAGAGCCGGCGAGCCAAAGGCATCGACCGCTCGGCGCGCCACCGCCAGGTTCTCGTCGAGCTTCGCGCCCCCGATCTCCTGGTCAGTCTTGACCGCCTCGCCCCACGACTCCACCAGCCTGAGGTGCTGCTCCTGCTGTCCCTGGATGCGCTTGACCTCCAGGTCCACCAGGCGCTTCGCGGCGTCCTGCGGGAGCTTCAGCTCCTTCGCGATGGCCGTGAACTCCTGCATGCCGGCCTCGTCGAGACCCATGCCTTCCGGCGTGTCGAACTTGTAGTCGACCTCGGTGACCTCGGCCGGCGGTGTCGTGGGCGCCGTGTCGGTCAACGCAGTCGTCTGCGCGTTCGTCTGACTGGACTCAGCACCAGTCGTTGCTTGCTGTTCCCCGGGGGTCGTGGTCGGTGTCCCGGTTCCCTGCTCTGTGCTCAATTCGCGTACTCCTTCAGGAGCTTGGTGTAGCTCTCGGGTGCGATTTCGAGAATCTCTGCCAGCAGGAACAGGCCCAGATGCCGCTTGCCTTCGTTGAATGCCATGACGCTGCCGCTATGGTTGAACGAAGTCCGATGCACCCCGGCCTCCTCCAGCAGACGACTCACGATGCGCCGTCCCTGAGCGTGGGCCATCAGCCACTTGAAGTCTTCGACCTGCTGCTTGCGTTTCAGGGCGACCTGGGCTTTCGCCGCGGCCTCCTCGTGTTCATCAACAGGTTCGAGCGGATCTCGCATGACTGATGGCGCGGATGGTAGGCGGGCCGTCCGCGTTCACGGACACGGTCAGTCGTCGATGCGGTTGACGGTGAGCAGCAGCGACGGCGCCGCGGGCCGAGCCGGCGGGCCCACCTCGGCCGCGTGGTAGGCGATCGTGACGTTGGCATTGTCGGTCGCCCACATGATCTGCACCTCGTCACCCGCTTGGAGCTGCAGCCAGAAATTCTGCGACGGGATCAGCGTGCCAGGCTCACCGCCGTGGCTCGACGGCACGGTGTAGATGAACCGGCTGTTCGCGATGTCGGCCGTGTTGCGTCGCCCCCAGAACTCGAAGAAGTGCGCCTGGCTGTCGGCGTTGTGCAGGTGCACGCTCAACTGGAAGTTGTACAAACCGGCGCGGCTGACGCGGATCTTGCTGCTGTCGACCAGGGTGACACCGCGCTCTATGGCGACG